GGATAGAGATGATGCCAGAGAGATGGCAGAGCTAAAGGCTGAAGAGAAGCGCCGCAAAGAAGAAGAACAAGAGCAGATGGCGTGGGCGATTGGTGTTGTTGTGATCGTAATGCTTCTTGGCGCTGTTGGCTGGGGCATTGCTGAGATACAAGATTACTGTGCCAAGACAAGGTGTGGTCGGTGAATGAGTACCAGAAACAGTTTGACCTCTTCCTTAAAGTCTTTGTCAGGCTGTGCGTGGCGTGGTGGGTGCTTGGCTTGCTTCAGTACCTGCCTGACGAGCTAGCGGGAAAGATTGTGGATAAACTTCTTGGAATGATTGGACTTTAAATGCTGACACTACTCTCAACCCTGATCTCATTTTTAATGGGCGGCTTGCCCAAGATTCTGGACTTCTTCCAAGACCGGGCAGATAAAAGGCATGAGCTAGAGTTAGCCCAAATGCAGATCGCCCGTGAACTGGAACTGCGTAAAGCTGGCTTTGAAGCTCAGGAGCGGATTGAGCATATCAAGTCTGAGCAACTGGAAACAGAGAGCGCGGCCAACACCAAGCAGGTTTTGATTGGTGCACAGCAGGCTGAGATGCAGGCCATCTACGCCCATGACATGAGTTTAAACGAGGGCACTAGCGAGTGGATGAAGAACCTGCGAGCTTCGGTTCGGCCAGTCATTACCTACGGTTTCTTCTTCCTGCTGGTGTTTGTGGACGTCGGTCTGTTTGCCTACGGCTGGAGCCGTGGTGTGCCGTTCACAGAGTTAGCCGAGATGCTCTGGGACCCTGAGACTCAAGCTTTGTTTGCATCCATTATTGCTTTCCACTTTGGTGGCCGGGCGTTCGGCAAATGAAAATCTCAGCCAAGTGCCTGAAAATGATCCGCCATCACGAGGGCGTGAGGCAGAATCCCTACAAATGTCCAGCCAAGCTCTGGACCGTGGGGGTTGGGCACGTAATGTTCCCTGAGCAGGGTAAGCTCAAGATAGACCAGCGGGATGCGTTTGTGCCACCCCCAGAGGCTATGCGTAAACACTCAATGGAGGAAGTCGATGCAATACTTAGGGCAGACCTTGCTCGCTTTGAGAAAGGCGTGGTTACTTATTGTCCTGTGCCTCTTACTCAAGGACAGTTTGATGCGTTGGTATCATTTGCCTTCAATGTGGGGCTAGGTACTTTGCAACGTTCAACGCTTCGCCAAAAGGTGCTTCGTGGTGACATGGAGGGCGCGGCAGAAGAGCTGTTGAAATATTGCATGGCGGGGGGTAAAATTCTCAAAGGGCTGCAGAATCGTCGTATCGACGAGCGAGCCGTGTTTCTATCCTAGGACAGCAGATGCCGCTCAAAAAACTTACCCTGAAAGCTGGTGTAAACAGAGAAAATACTCGTTACACCAATGAAAACGGTTACTACGTTTCTAACAACGTCCGTTTTCGTCAGGGTACGCCTGAGAAGATTGGCGGCTGGACCCGGCTTTCAGCCAGTTATTTTCTGGGAGTTTGCCGTTCTTTGTGGAACTGGGTAACGTTAGGAGGCGCTAACTTACTTGGGATTGGCACCAACCTTAAGTTCTACATTGAGTATGGCGGCACTTACTATGACATTACGCCCCTGCGCGTAGTCCCTCCGCCCACCATTAACAACAATCCATTTGCCGGTAATGGCACAACCACGGTCGTAGTTACCGATACTGCGCACGGCGGCGTCGATGGCGACTTTGTAACCTTTAGCGGCGCTACAGGTACTTACGCATCTATATTTAATGCAGAGTACCGAATGACGTTACTGACTGCTGACACGTATTCCATCACCACACCTTCAGCCATTCCTGCTGGAAACTATGGCGGTGCAGCTGTTGTGGCGGCTTACCAGATCAATATTGGTCAGGCAACTGCGGTGCCAATTCTTGGCTGGGGCGCAGGCCCTTGGGGTTCAGGACCATGGGGTGAAGGTGGTAGCACATCCACAGTACCAATCCGTCTATGGGCGCAGGCTAACTTTGGCGAGAACCTTGTGTTTGGTTTCCGTGGTGGTCCAATGTATTACTGGGATAACACCTCCGGACTGACCTCTCGCGGGGTACTGGTATCTAGCTTAGCTGGCGCTTCCGATGTGCCATTGATGCAAAACTATTTGCTAGTGTCTGCGATTAGCCGGTTTGTGTTTGCGTTTGGCACTAACGACTACGGTTCTGCAACGCAAAACCCCATGCTACTGCGTTGGTCTGCCCAAGAAGACATTAAGAACTGGACGCCGTCAGCTACCAACCAAGCGGGTAGTTTGTTGCTGTCCCACGGCTCTAAGATTGTGACGGCCATTCAAACCCGTCAAGAGATTGTGGTGTTCTCAGATTCCGCCTTGTATTCACTTCAATACCAAGGTCCTCCTGCGGTTTGGAGCTCCCAGTTGCTGGGCGATAACATTTCCATTACCAGCCCTAATGCCGTGGCAATTGCCTCTGGTGTGATTTACTGGATGGGTGTGGATAAATTCTACAAATACGACGGTCGTTTACAAACTCTGCGTTGCGACCTGCGCAAGTTTATTTTTGAAGACATCAATTTAAACCAACAGGAACAGTTTTTTACCAGCACCAATGAAGGTTTCAATGAGGTGTGGTTCTTCTATTGTTCTACCAACTCATCAGAGATCGACCGCTATGTGGTCTACAACTACTTAGAGAACAACGGTGAAGGTGTTTGGTACTACGGCGCAATGTCTAGGACTGCGTGGCTGGACTCAGGCTTGCGTAACAACCCAATGGCCGCTACCCCAATTAATAACATCGTTTACCACGAGTTGGGCAACGACGATAACGCCACCGAGGTGTCGCTCCCAATCCCGTCTTTGATTGAAACCACTGAGTTTGACATTGACGACGGCGATCACTTTGGTTTTGTATGGCGTGTACTGCCTGACATTACTTTTGTGGGATCCGATACAGAGTCCCCTCAAGTCACCATGACATTGATCCCCATGCAGAACTCTGGATCAGGTTACAACAACCCAATCTCGTTGGGCGGCAATAGCAATGCCACCGTTGTGCGTAGTGCTACAGTTCCTATTGAGCAGTTCACAGGTCAAGTCTATGTCAGGGTCCGTGGCCGTCAAATGATCTTGAAGGTTGAGAACAACCAGCTAGGCTCTGCGTGGCAGTTGGGTAGCCCACGAATCGACATTAAACAAGACGGTCGCAGAGGTAACTCATGACGTTCATTGTTACGTCAGAGTTTGAGCTTAATCAGGTAGCCGCACCTAACCTGCCGCTCGCTACCGAGCAGTATTCCCGTGCGTATACCGACCAGCTGAATAACATTCTGCGTCTGTACTTTAACCGTTTAGACGCTATTTTGGATCAGTTAAGGACTTCCTCGGACATTCCGGCAAGCACGGTCAATGCGCCCAACGGATTGTTTTTTAATACTGCTGACCAAACAATTGCTGTTATCAACACAGGCTACCCAGTCACATTTAACGCAACATACTTAAACAACAATGTTGCACTGCAGTCTGGTAGCACTTCTAAGATTGAAGTTTTGGTTGGCGGTGTGTACAACTTTCAATTTTCCGGCCAACTAAAAAGCACCAATGCGTCTGCTAAAGATGTGCAGATCTGGATTAGACGTAATAACATCACCATTGGCTACTCAGGCCATCGGTACACGGTTGAAGGCTCTGACAACCATGTGAATGTGTCTTGGAACTTCAACATTGATTTGGCGGCTAATGAGTACGTTGAGCTGTACTGGGGTGCTGATAACACCGCAGTAACCATGGAAGCAATACCAGCTTCAGCACCTTACCCCGCAGTGGCTTCTGCGGTCATGGCTGTAAGTTTTGTTTCGCGTTTGCCTGACCCGCGACCAACGCCACCTTAAGGTTTAAACATGAGAGAACGTGATAACAACTTTTACATGGACTACGAAGACAATGGCTTCGGAAGCACTCCTATACAACAGAACGAGGCGTTGGCAAATATTATTAACCCACCTGCGCCTTCACCTGCGCCTGCACCACAGACTCAAGAAACGTCGGCTAGTGACGCAACAATTGAGGCGTTAAAGAAACAAATTCTTGGTCAAGGTAAAACTGAGAAATGGACCGGGCAAGGACTTGGATCTGCTGAAGCTAATGCCGCTGACATGGCAAAGATTCTTGCGGGTATTGGCATTACGGACATTAGCCAGTTTGGTCCTATAACCAAACAAGTCCAAGAAATTATCGGCACCGATGATGGTGGTAACCCCATTTACGATACGCAAACCCAAAACACATTTGGCAATAAAGTAACTGGGCAAGCGGTTCCGTTGACATACAGTGGCCGGCAAACGGGAAATTTCTTTGGCGGAACGTATGAAGGTAAAGGCAACACCGGTTACGGCGTTCAATTTGCCCCTGACGGCACTCCTATTTTCTACACACAAGGTGCATCGTCTAATACTCTGTCTAATTTAATGCAGGATATGGGGCCTATGTTCCAAATCGGCATGGCCCTTGCAACTGGCGGGTTGTCCATCCCGCAACAAATTGCAGCCAACATGGCTATAGGCGTGCTGTCAGGTCAAGACATTGGTGATGTTATTAAAAGTGCGGCAATAAGTGCGGCAATGCCCAACGTTGCAGGCTCCGAGCTGATGAAAGACGGAGTTAAATTTATTGAGCAGCTTGGGTTGGATAAATCTATAACCAGCACATTGACTAAGTCATTTCAAAATGCCGCAATGTCCGGCACCAGAGCGCTGTTGACGGGTACAGATATTAGTGATGCAGTGTTAAAAGGCGCGGCGTCAGGCGGTATCAATGGTGCTATTACTGAAATTACCAACAACATTGATGGTTTTAAAGACCTAAGCAAAGCCCATCAAAGGATGGTAGTAAATGCCGTAACCGGAGTTGTATCTGGCAGACCTCTAGACCAAATTGTTATTAACTCTGCAATTGCTGCGGCCAATGCTGAAGCGGCGGCGGCAAAAGCTCAAACACAAAAGCAAGTACTGGACCCATACTTCACGCCTACAAGCACCAAGACTGCTGAAACAGACGACACCCTTGAATTACCCGGCGGTATCCGGTTAGCAGGCACTAACAGCGGCGTATTTACTGATGCTGGGGGTGGAGTTTTTAGAACAGATGTTGGTGGCTCTCCATTGTTTGCTGAGAGCAAGGGTGCAGAATCATTACAGTTGCCATTTGGCACTCGTTTGATGTCTTCTGCGGAAGAATTGGAAGAAACTGATCCAGATACCGGCAAGACTGTTTACAAAAAACCTGAAGGCTCTTATTACGACCCAACACTTAATGCTTGGCTGGTCAAACAAGACGCAAGTCAGATGTTTAACACCGGTACATTTGCCGATGACATGGCAATGTTTTATGCGTCTCAAGGCGATATAAAATCTGCCGCATCTCAAACTGCGTCTACCAGCGATGATTATTTGGCTGATTTGTTGGTTTCTATGGGTCTTACCGATTCAACTAAATTAAAAAACAGCGGCTTAAGTAATAAAGACATTGAAGATATTGTTAGCGGTCGCGCACCTGCCAAAAAAGATGACCCCACTGTAATTGCTACCAAGGGAACGTCGCCCGCTACGGCTTCTACATCACCAACTGCTTCCCAAACTTCTACTAGTCCAAATACAACCAATGTAGGCGGTCCGGGTAATATGGTGATTACAACCAGCCGCCCAATCAATCCCCCTGCAGAACCGGTAGAACCGCCGGTAAACCCTGTTGTTTTTCAGACTCCTGTAAGTCCTACTGCGCCCAATATAGGCCCGCAGGGCACAATGACCATTACAACCAATAGGTTGCCTAAAGAGCCCGAGCCGCCAATTGATCCTGTTTCTTTAATTACAGATCCGCTAACACTAACAAAGTTGCCGCCGACTGTTGTCCCGCCGACTGTTGCCCCGCCAGCGCCGCCAACAATTAATATTGATCCGGTAAAAGCGTTAGAAACGTTTTATAACCCGTTTACACCAACACCAAGGGCAGCCCCTGTTCAAAGTGATACGGGGCCTATACAATTAATGACAGATATATTTGGTACAAATATTGCCACGACCCAGAAGGCTGGCGCTCGTGGTTATGGATTTTCTGCTGGTGGCGAAATTGATGAGCTACTGCGACTTTTAAGGAGCTAACATGAGCAATTATTGGGACGAAGAACAAGCCGCGCCAGACAATTTGGGTTACTGGTCAGATCTTGATGATTATGGCAACCCATTAGGCCCAAGTTACGACGCAGCTGTGGCTCAACAGGCGGAGTACGAGCAACGCGCCGCCGATCAATCAGCCGCCGACTACATTGCCTCAGAAGATCAATACCGTGATTATGGCTCCCTCTCAGGTAAAGGCGCTCCCGGCACCTCTTATGACGTAACGCCCGGCGGGATTTCTAACAGTAAAAAGCTTTTAAACAGGCTGACCAAAGACAGCAAGGGTAACCTTGACTGGGCAAAAATTGCCATGCTGATGTATGGCGCTAAAACGCTAGCCAAAGGCAACCAACCCGCACCTAAGCTGGGTTTTCAAGGCACCATCCCTAAGTATCAGGCCACATCCAACCTAATGACTGCCCCTCCGGGACGCCGTAAACCGGGCGCGTACGGTATTAACTATGGTGGCGACCCAACCTACACCAAAATGGCAGAAGGTGGTCTAGCCAACTTAGCCAAAGGTCGTTATTTACAAGGTGAAACCGATGGTATGGCTGATCAGATTCCAGCTCAAATTGGGGCAGATCAACCTGCGGCCCTAAGCCATGGTGAGTTTGTGATTCCTGCCGACGTTGTGTCCCATTTAGGCAACGGAAACTCTGACGCCGGCGCTAAGAAACTTTACCAAATGATGGACAAAGTTCGTCAAGCCCGTACAGGCAACAAGAAACAAGGCAAGAAAATCAACCCCGACAAGTTGATGCCCGGCGGTTTGGCTTTGGCTTATGCCAACGGCGGTAGTGTTATGAACTTTAATAATGGCGGCGCTACTACCCCCACCAGCGGTGAACAAACCCTCTCATCATGGGCTGGTGATTACGTCACCGACATGCTGGGTAAGGGTAAAGCGCTGTCTGAGAAGCCCTATGAAGCTTATACAGGCCAGCTTACAGCCGGCCCATCTGCTTTGCAAACCAAAGTATCTCAGGGTTTGGGTGACATCAACTTCCCCGGTAATTTAGGCCAAAGCTTTAGCTCCACAAGCGCTTATACACCCCCTCCTATGAATGCGGGTGCTTATAACACTCAGCCCATTGGAACTGGCACACCACGCCCAACCTACGATCAGTACATGGCTAGTCGTTTGCCAGAACAACAAGATATTCCAGTCTCCCGTTCAGTGTATGACGCTGGGTTGGCTGGCAAGTCGGTTTATGACTCAGTCTCACCCTCCTCAAAGGACGCCCCTAATAACTTGCCGGGCTTAGACGATTTGTTTAATAAAAATATGCAGACCGTGACAGGTGGTAAAAGCCCAGAGCCGCCCGGTATTGCATCACAGTACATGAACCCGTATCTGCAGTCTGTGCTAACACCACAACTGGCTGAACTGCGTCGTCAGGCTGAAATCACCAACCAAACAGGTTTAGGTGCATTGACCAAGTCAGGTGCTTTCGGTGGCGGTCGTCAGGCCATCATGGAGTCTGAGGCAGGCCGTAACCTGATGCAGGAAATGAACAAGACGGTTGGTCAAGGCTACGCAACCGCCTTCGACAAAGGCATGAGCCAGTTCAACACTGAGCAGGGTCAGGGTAGAGATCTGGCTAAGATGATGGCTGATCAGGGCATTGTTGATCGGGGTATGGAAGCTGAGCAGGTTGCCGCTGACAAGGCTCAATTTGAAGAAGCCCGTGCCAACCCCTACAAGCAGATTCAATTCCAGCAGTCTTTATTGGATAAGTTGCCTATTCAAACTACCAACTACGGCGGCGTCACGCCTAGCATGTTGGAAACATTGTCTGGCAACATGAAAACCATGAATGATTTGCTAAGTAGACTCGGCCTCCTTGAGACACCTCCTAAGCCATAAGGTTTAAATATGTTACAACGTCCAAGCGTTAATCAAATTACATCAGCTTACACAGGCCGCATGCCTGAATTGCGCGAACAAGTTGAGAAGGACAAGCAAGCCAACAACGGCCTTCCTTCCGACCTGCGCAAATTGATGGCCCTGCAAGATTTGCTTTCCGGCGATCAGCACATGGGCATTGATCAAGCTTTAAAGGCACCGCAGAACCCTGCAACAGTCAACCAAAGCCTGCAAGACCGCGCCCGTCAGATCTTGGGCACTAAGATGGCTCAGGCTCAGCAGGGCAGTGCTATTGCAAAGAAGCAACAGGAAGCCATGGTCAACCAAGGCCGTCCCGGCCCAGTGCCTGAAGGTGTAGCGCAACCTGAACGTCAGCCAGAAGGTATTGATCAGTTGACGTCCAATGTTGGTGAATCCTATGCCAACGGCGGTATTGTTGCGTTTACACGCGGTGGCAACCTTCCATCGTCAGGTGAATTGGAAGGTGTTGATAGCTCTGAAACTTATGACTTGCTGGCGGAAAAAACTAGAGAAAAAGCACGGAAAAAAGCAGAACAAGAATTAAAGGACAAAATTAAATTTTTAGAGGTTGCCGCGCCAGCAGTGGCAGAAAGAGTTAAACAAGAAACAGCAGCAAACCCGCAAGGAACTAACCTTGCTGAGGCAGCACCAGCGTCCGTGACTGACAAGCCTGTAATAACCCCTTACGGACAAAGCAAAGCACTTAACGTGTTAGATGGGAAACCTCCCGCTTCACCTAAGACTAAAATTGCCAAAACTACAGACCAACCTAGTATTGCAAACTTGCCTGCTGTTGCCGACTTGTTGCCTCCAGTACTACCAACCCCTGAAAAAGGTTCACCACGGGATGTAATGGGTAAGAGTATGACTCTTGACCCAGACGCGGAAATGAACCGTATTCTTGCCGCCCGCGAGAAGTTAGTGGGCGCTCCTGATACATCGCAGTACCAAGCATTGATTGAAGAACTGCGTGGTCAGAGGGCTAAGCTCCAGAAAAAGCCTGAGCCGGGCTTTGAAAGCCTGATGGAGTACTTTGGTGAGATTGCCGCAGGCCCCACAGTTGGTCGTTCTGGTAAAGCCGGTGCCCAAGCCTCTGAGCGTTTGCGCCAACGTGAGCTGGAAAAAGAAAAGCAAGCCAATGCTTTGTCTGAGCGCATGATTGAAGCCGCACAGAAACAGCAAGACGCCATCTACGGTTACAAGAAGGAAGGCTTTGCCCTCAGTGAAGGTGAACGCGCCCGTGTGTTTAAAGAGCGCTTTGATGCCGCTAAGGCTGCTGGTGAGTCGGATGACCGCGCTAGACAAATGGCCCAACAGGCTGTGCTTGAGCGTGAAAAAATGAAGCAACAGGCTCAGTTGGAGCGTGAGCGTAATGCCTCCAATATCCGGGCGGCTGGTATTGGCCGTCAGGGCCAATTGATGGAAATGGCTCAAGCTTTGATGAAGGCTGACACTACGGGCCAGCTAACATTGGCCGCCGCCTTAGAGCAAGCCGCTAAGATTGTGGGTACCTCTGCTTTGGCCGGAACCTCCGTAAGAAACGAACAAGCTTACGACAAGGCCGTTGAAGCGCTTGACAACAGCATGATCGGCATCATTAGGCGTGGCACAACTCCTGCCGCAAAAGATGCCCAAAGAGAATACGATGCCAAAATTCTGGAACTTCGACAAAGGTATGGCCTTGATGGCGCAGCTGGTTTAAACTCTCTCCAACCAGCCGCTGGCCCATCGTCTTCCAATATTCGTAGCCAAGCTGATGCAATTCTTTCCGGAGGTCGTTAATGGCTACAGCCGATCAGTACGCAGCTTGGATTGTTCAAAACCAAGCTAAGCGGGGCACACCCGAGTTCAACACCGTCGCTCAGGCTTATCAGCAAGCCAAAGCGGAGGAAGCTCAAAAGGTGCCGTCGGCTGGCTTTTCATTGGCCGATACAGGCCGTGCCGCCCAACAAGGTTTATACGGTGGCCTGCAATCATTAACTGATCTGTTTGGTGCTGGTAACGCAGTCTCCAGAGACCTGTCGGCTCTTCAGCAAGAAGCTGCTGGCAAAATGTCCGAGGAGCGTAAAGCTGAGATTGCCCGCCGTGAACTGCTTAAGAAGCAAGCCGAAGGCAACACTTGGGAAGAAATCAAAGCCACTGTGGGTGGCTTTACAGAAGCCCCATTCCAGACCGCAGTTGGCGCTTTAGCCGGCAGCGCTCCAATTATTGCCAGTGCGTTTATACCGGGTGGACAGCCTGCCGCAGTTGCGGGCCTAACAGGCCGTGCCGCGCTAGGTGCTCGTGCTCTTGCCGCCGCTAAATCACCTGCCGCAGGTGTTGGCGCATTGATGGGTGTCGGTGGTCAGAAGGGCCAAGACTATGAAACAGTCAAGCAAGCCCTGCTTGCAAAGAATTACTCAGAAGCTGAAGCTGAAAGACTGGCACAAGAAGTAAGTGGTTACTCACTTGAGAATGCGCCACGTCAGTTGGCTTCAGGTTTGGTTGGCGGCTTAGAAGGTGTTACCGGTATTGAGCGTTTACTTGGCCGTGCCGGTAGACTCGGTAAAGCGGCCCCTGCTGATAAATCAGTTGGATTGCCTGAGCCAACCTTTGGTCAAGCTCTGCGTCAAGGTGTTGTCAGCGAGGCCTTGCCTGAAGCATTACAGGCCTCTACAGGGCAAGTGGGCACTAACATCGCTCTTAATCAGGCTGGCATTCCTACAGACCTTTCACAAGGTGTTTTGGCGCAAGCTATTCATGATGCTTTGGTTGGTGGTGTTCTGGGTGCGGGTACATCACCCCTCAAGATGCGCGAACTCCGTCAGGAGTTTGTCAGCGATGAGATGGCCCGTAAGCGTGAGGAAGATGAGAAGATTGCTCAAGGCCGCAAAGATGCCGCCGCTCAGCGTCAAAAGACCAAGGAGCAGTTTGTTGGTGATCAGCCTCTGTTGCTTCCAGCCCCTAGCCAAGAGCTTGAGGCTGTTAAGGAAGTTGCCCCGCTTCAGAACCCTATTGGTAACCTGACCCCTGATGAGTTAGGCCCTGAAGTTTCTAGCTACCTCAATCAGTACCGTAAAGCGAATGGCTTGCCACGCCTGCAGTCGTACTCTATTGAGGACGTTAAAGATGCTATGACTGCGATCAATCCAGAGGGCGAGAAGGCCGCTCTGGACTCTATCCTAGCCGCAAAGACTGGTTACACAGGCCAGCAAAACTTCACAGCTAAAGATGTTGAGAACGCCGCCATTGAGAAGAACGTTGCAACTGGAACCAAAGGTTTCAGCGACTTCTTAGCAAGAACAACAGGTGTAAACAACCTGCAAGAAATGTCTGAGCCGCAGCTGTACGCTGCGTTTAAAGCATTGTCTGACATGCCGGCCAACACCACCGGGCAGCAGACTGTTTTGCCAGAAGGTACAAACGCATCACGGTTTACACAGAAGCAGTACGACAGCGCAGTCAAGTACGTCGGGCTGTCCTTTGGTGAAAACAACGGCAAGCCCCTGTCTACAGAAACCATTCTGGCTGACATTAAAGACTCAACCAACCTAGCCACTGACCGCGACGCCAAGGCGTTGTTGGATACAGCGATTAAGAATGGTGACCTTGAGCAGAGCCAGCAGGTCGTCTATCGCACGTTTAAACCAGAAAATGACCAGATGGTGGCCACGTACCCAACGCGGGAGCGTGCTGAGGCGGCAGCTAAGAAGCAGGGTTTAAACGTCAGGGAGGCTACCCTTACCCAAGTTGCGCCTAAAGCTCCTGTTACCCCACCTACTGCTCCCCGCGCAGGCCTACCCGCCGGCTACGACATCACTGAACGTCAGTTCAAGGAAGGTGAGGAGCCAGAGGGCTACCAGATCACATCCGAGGCAGGCGGTAAGCCATTCCCCACAATCCTGAACCAAGCAGAAGTTGAAGGCAAGATCGCACAGCTTTCCGCAGACCGTCAGGAGATTGCCGCCACGAAGCTTCAGGAAGTCATGAAGTACGAGGACACCGTCAATCAGGGCAAGCGTGAGATTGAGAAGCTGGAAGCGGCTGGCGAGTTTGACACCGACAACTACAAGCAAAAGAAAGCCCGTCAGGCCGCCAAGGAAGACCTCCTTGGTAAGCGTATTGACGCTCTCTACAAAGAAATCGAGGGGCTGACAGCCCCGTTGAAGTCCAAGGCTGTTGGCTCCAAGCCAATCGCCCGTAAAGGCTTTACCGTCACTAAAGAAGGCAAAGAGTCTGGCACATTCCCAACCCGTGAAGCGGCTGAGGAAAGCATTCTTGCTGGCCTGTCTGACGAGGCTTTGGATGCATTGGTATCCGATAAGAAGTTTGGTGGCCTAGCTAACCGTGCGGCGGCTGAGCAGAACCGCCGCCGTAGCAAGCCTGCTACCACCGGTAAAAAGGTTTCTGAGGTTCTGAAGGACCTTGAGTCAGGCCCTCCTATTGAGGAAACCCCTGAGCTCCTAGCCAAGACTAAGCCCCTGCGCGACATGCTCAACCGCTTTGGTTTGGGTGATGTTGCCTTGAAGATCGTCAAAGCCATCGAGAACCAAGCCGACGGCTCCTATGCTGGCAAGGTCATTGAGTTGGCTCTGGATGCTAAGAACCCTATCCGCACCCTCCGTCATGAGTCACTGCATGCCTTGAAAGAACTCGGCTTCTTTACCGATGCGCAGTGGAAGTCTCTGGAGAAGATGGCCCGCGACAAGTGGATTCCAAAGTACCTTGAAGGCTCTAAAGCTGTCTTACAAGACGGCACTACAGGCACCCGCCTGCAAGCCTACAAAGAACTTGGCTTGACAGAAGCTGACATCATCGAAGAAGCAATCGCTGACGCTTTTGGTGACTTTGATGTAAACAAGGCCCCTCCCGGTTTGATGACTGCGTTGCTGAACAAGCTGCGCGGATTCTTTGAGAGTTTAAACAACTACCTTGCTGGCCGTGGCTTTGAAAACTCACAGGACGTCTTTGGCGCTGTTGAGAAGGGTCAGTTGAAGGCCGGCCAAGCTCAGGCTGGTGGCAAGAAGTTAAGTGTGCAAGCGGCTGAGGAAGGTGAGCCTGTTAAGACGGTTGACCCTAAAGACGTTAGCAACATTGTTAAAAACAGTCCTTACAAAGATGCCGGCATCAATGTATTAAGCTCACAGATTGAAGAGACCTCAAAGCCTTTGAAGGTTGATGAGGTGGGCAAACTGTTTGACGATGCCTACATAGCAGAGTTTGGCAAGCAGGGGGATTGGCGTAACCCTACCGACTTTAAACGGGCTGTTGTTCAGGCTGTTGATGAGTTGAAGTTCCAGATGCAACAGGCCAAGTCAGGCCAAGACTGGTACGACGAGGATGTTGCACTGGCATTCTCTGAAACTGAAAAAATTATCCCGACCCTTGCCGACCCTCAGAAGAGAGCATTCTTTTCAGTGTTGGCGGGGATCATGTCGCCTAGCACCAACGCCCGTGAGAACTGGGTGATTGCCGCTGAAGCTTACCAACATTACGAAAAGACCGGCACTGTGCCCGGTCGCAATCCTGCAAACGGTAACCTGTGGATGGGTGGCCTTACTTCCGCCACCAAAGAGAAGCAACTCAACATGCTCAACAAGATGATGCAGCCTGTTTCTCAAGGCGGTCTTGGTGAGAAGGCAACCATTGAGTGGATGCAGAGTGCACATACCGTTAAAGAAATTAACGACATGCGCCGTAAGTACGGCAACATGGGTGGGGTTGACGGCAAGCTTGGTGACTTGAAGTTAGGCTTCACTGCGTTTGGACCGAAGGTCGGTCCGTTCGTTATGAACATCAATGGCATTCATGAGGTCACAGTTGATGTGTGGATGACACGCACATTCAACAGATATTTTGGACAAATGATGGGTCCGGACGGTAAAATGATTGAGGCCCCAACAGAGCCGCAACGTGTAGCTGTGAAGAACCTAGCAATCAACGTTGCACAGCAACTGAACCTCAAGCCGTATCAAGTTCAGTCCATGTTGTGGTTCTACGAACAACAACTATTTAACAAATTAGGCACAGGAGCGAAGAGCTATGGATTCAGTGATGGAGCCAAAAAATTCGTCGAAACGCAAGGCACTGGAGGAGGAAAAGGCCCTTCTCCAACTGGCGGTGGTAATGCGCCAGCGAACCGGTCAGCCGGACAGCGAAAAGGACAAGCAAGCGCTACAGCGGGTAAGCAACCTACTGGCAAACCTAAAAAGCTAAGCCTTGGTGTGGTGGCTGAGGTTGCACCTAACCCAGACCAACCATCAGCAGAAATGTGGCGGCAGATGTCTGCTGCCGAACGTTTAAACGCTACGCAGGCGGTGGCCAGAAAGGTCATGAACGGCATCTTTGATGAGCTAGGCCTCAAGGGTTACACGTTTAAATTCTCAACCGGCACCTATGAGGGTGAGTCAAACCCTAACATTATTGTTGATGCACCTCAAGACGCTTCCGTAGAAGAACTGAACGAGCTTGCTCGGGTCATGGGTTACGCCCTCGACCAGAAAGCTATGGTCGTGTTTGATGATGAGAACACTCAGACTGACAATCAGGAAGGCTATGTAGTCGTTAAAGTTCCAGAGAACATGGGTGAAGAGGCCTTTACCGCATTCCGCGAGCACATTGGGCGTTCAGTGCCACAAGTTGAAGGTGATACCTTGCGTGATGGCAAATTGTTCTTCGGAAACTTTTCCGCTTACAACGACAACATTGACACAGTGAGCGATGCTGAATACCATAAAGCGATTGTTCAGGCTGTTGAGTCTTTTGATTATGATGGCGACATTGAGGTCTATGCCCCTAGACGCTTCCACAGCGAATTGATTTGGCCTGAAAACAGGCAAGAATACCTAACAGGAACACGTTATGGCGAAAGTGATACACAAGCAGTACCAGCCGGACGAGCAGGTCTTCGGGGGGTCGGGCGTAGCCGTCTTCAGACCATATCGGACGACGCAATCGCCCTCAGAGACCGTTGGATTGACGCCAGAGGAGCGGCTCGCCTCGGCGGCAGAAGCCAGCCTAATGCGGCAAGTTATGAAGACCCAACAGCCGAGTACGGAGTAGCAACCCCGAACTCCACCCAAGTCACTGGGGTTCATTTCAGCAAACAACCTAGAGCCACCATTAGCTCTTCGTTCTATGGTGCAGGCCTCCGTGGTTTGGAGGCAGAGCGTTTAAATGATGCTACCAACTCCGACATCAAGTCACGTGTTTATTTCTACGTAGATACCGGCCAAGGCATCCGCCCTGAGGCTGGTGTTGGCGGTGCGCCACACGTCATCCAGTTAAACAATCTGTACGATGTACAGAAAGACCCATTACAGATCGTCAAGGGTGTGCGTGGTACGACGGCAGAGGAACGCGCTAACCGGCTAGAGCGTGGGATTATGACTGCCGGCTTTGATGGGTACGTTACACGCGACCCAATCATGAACCAAGGTTTTGCGGTGTTGATTGGTAAACACAACATCAAGACCGACAAGAAACTCAGCCTGCGTGAAGCGCCTGATACACCTGAGTTTAAACAGTTCTTTAAGCGCAGCGGCTTTATCAACAGCGCCGGCCAGCCAATGAAGATGTATCACGCAACTG